TGATTTTGTAATTTTTAGTCCTTTTTCCAATGACTTAGTACTTTTAAAGCTAGACTTCATATTTGTCTTTACTTGATTGAATACTACTTCTGCTCCTGCTCTTGTCATTTCACTTAGCATTTCTTCAGTATTTGCTTCTAACTCCTGGAATGATTTTATTAACTCATTAGGTAGTTCAATATTAAATCCTGCCATTATTTTGTTACTTCTTTGGCTTGAATTTCTAATTCGATATTTTCTTCATCAATGTTATTCAAATACTCTATGGTATATCTTTTCTTGTTAAATAGAATTATCATATCCCTAGTTATTTCTGTCTTTGGATAACGAATTGTGAAGTTAGTATAGGCTTTTTCAAAATCACTATTACTTGCTATCAAAGTAAATCCTTTTGTTGTTTTTACTTTTGCATAAGTAGTTAGGATGAGAGTGTCTTCTGGAGTTTTAAATCCTGCACTGTCATCCTTTATAGCTACTTTGTATATTGATATTTTCTTATTATAGTTACCTGGATTTAACATATATTATTTCTGGAATGCATTCCAAGAATTGTTTCTACAACTTTATTGAGATTATTTTTATCTACATATAAAAGCCTATTATCATACATGTCTTGGCATAAAATAAATACGACAATTATAAAATCATCATATTCATCCAATTCCTTTACTCCTGTGTTTTCTATAATAAATTTTTTAGCAATAGATAATAAAACAGTAAGTAATTTCTTATCTGCTTCATCGACTTCTTGTAGTCTAATATAATGCGCTATATCTTCTTCTGTTATAGTACTTACTTTCATTAGTTTCCTCCTTCTTATGAGGTCTTGCCTGAACAACTAATGACCTTATTTATCTTTTTGATTATCTTCTTTTGTTTCTTCTGGTATCGGTTCTGTTGGTGTTTCTGAATCCGATTCCTTTTCTTTTGTTAATTCTGCTAATTGAGTTGTTAACTCTTCGATTTCTAATTTTAGTTGCTCTATTTCCTTTTTTAATGTTTCATTTTCTTTTTTTAGTTCAGTTTGGCTTTTATTCTTCTCTGTGTACTCTTCAATATATCCAGCTTTAAGAAGGTCATCTATTATTGCTTTATTACTTAATTCAATAACGTGACCTTTTGAACCAGATACTTTTCCACTAAAACTTTTTAAAACTGTAAACATTATCCAGCAGGACAAACTAATTTAGAAATCTTTTGTGCATCTTCAACTTTAGCATCGAATTCCATCCATGCCACTACACCAATAGCATGTTGGTCAGCATATTTTTCTCTTAGAACTTCCATTTCAAGCTCTTCAGTAAATTTAGTTGCTAATCCTGATAAATCTCCATAAAAAATAGCAGTATTACCTGCTCCAATATCTTTCATGTTATCAGTTTCATAAACTGGTTTCCCTAATAATGTATATCCAAAATCACTTGTTATGTCATCTTGTAATAAATATCTATCATTTGCATCTTTTAATAATGATATTGCTGTTAATGTTTCTGGTGACATTAACCATACTGCATTCTTTTGGAATTTTTGTTTTACCTTTCTTTTGGTTTTGATAATTTCATCTGCTGTAATTGCATTTGCACTTTCAGCTGTAACAACTAATTTTACTCCTTTGTCTAAACCTGTCACTTTTCCGTCTGTTCCGTTTAATAATTCGTTTTCAACGAATAATGCAATAGATTCAGACATAATATTGATAACTTCATTAACGATATTGAAGTCACTATTATTTACTAATGATTTTGAAATTTTAGCTAATGCTCCAGCTAAATATCCTGTTAGTTCAATGCTAGCAAATTTACCAATATTACTTTCTAATGATTTGAATTCCGTAGCATATGCCATATTTACTTTCGCATCTGCTGTTTCAGAATAATAAGGGATTTCTAATTTACCTTTTATATTATATTTAGTTGATTTTGCTAAAATTGGACAAATGTCATATACTTGTTTAATTATTTTTTTAGCAATTGTTACTGGAATAACTGCTCCGTTATCTCCTTTTGTTAGATTAACTTCTGCTCTTTCTTCTAGAACAACTCCTCTTATATAACTTTCAAATGCCTTTTCTTCTTCTAAGGCTCTTTTTTCATCTTCCTTCACTTGTTCTTCCTCCTTCTTTTCATCTTTTTCTTCTTCAGTTTCTGGTTCTTTTGTTAACTCTCTACCTTTAGTCATTGCTGAGATAGTATCGTTAATTAAACCTATTTCACTTTCTAATTTTTTAAATCTTTCGTTTTCCTCTTCAGTAAACGCTCTTTCTTCTGCCTTTACATCATTTAGTAATGTTTCCATTTCTGTTTGCTTTTCAGCTCTTTGTTCAGTTAATGCTTTTAGATTCATATTTTATTTCTCCTCTCTTATCTTTCTTAATCTTTCTTCATAATCTGAATAATCTATTTTGACAACTTCCTTATCGGCATGTTGTTCAGGCTCCTCTTTGTGTTCTTCTCTTATGTCTATCGTTTGAGATTCTTCTCCACGATATTCAATTAATTTTTCTTGGTCATCTCTTACTTCTATACTTGTTCCTATGTATGCTGGATATTTCCTGTCATCTATTATTGAGACTTCCAATAATTCTATATCTCTGACGATTCTTTCTTCTATTCCATCATCATTGACTTTTCTGTCTTCTTTATTACATAAAAAGCCAAATGACCATCCTCTTAATTTGTTATCTTTGGCTTTTTCTATAACTTCAGAATCTTCTATTTCTACGATGGCTCGTAATCCAATATTGTCTTCATATAGTTTTGCTTTACCACTTTTTGTATCTGCTAATTCTCGATCCCTTTCATGATTTAGTAAAACTAAAACATTATCAGCTTTTTCTAATGCCCTTTGAAATACACCTGATCGAATTCTTTCTACAAATTCTCCTCTGGTATCATGTAATACCTTAGATGTTCTTTCTACTGCATTGACATAACCATCTATTATGATTTTTCCATTCCTAACTTCCACCTTCATCTTTACCACCTCCTTCTTCGGTGTTATGCATGTCTACAATTGAATTTGTATTCGGTGTGTAGTATTGCCCTGTAGTAGTATCGAATACTACATTTCCTAAATTTAAAGTTATGACATCTAGCCCATCTATACTGTCATAGTCTTCTAGATATCTAATTTCATTTTTAGATATCCATCCGGTTTCTGATGCTATCTTATAAGCTTCGTATCTTTCTTTTATATTTCCTCTGCTTATTTCTCTAGTATCAAACTCAAAATAAAAAGACTCCTTTTCTTTTTCGAGTAGTAAGTCTTTATTCAAAGCTATTTTTATCGCTGTTAATATTGGCATAATAGCTTCTTTCATAAATTCATCAAAGTTCTCTTTATTATGAAATATGTGGTCAATTTCTTCTTGTAACGTTTTCTTTCTTTCATTTAATTGAAGTTCTACTGTAGTGCTAGAACCTTCTTTAAAATCCATACCTTCATTCAAGACAATTGCATTCTCACTTTTATTTGAATACAAATTAGACCATGCTTGCTTTAACATTGCTATTTCTTTTTCTCCGAGTTTTCTTTGTGAAGTTATAAAACCCTTTTTGGCTCCACCTGTTTTCACAAGTCCAAGCTCATACATTAATGTTTGATATGCATTTTCAATAGCTGTTGAAACTTCTCCTATTACACTTTTTCCTGAGCCACCATTCTTGGTGCTTCTAAGTATTGTAATAAAATTAAATGTTTCATATGTTTTTCCATTTACCATGTATGTTATATCTTTAAAAATAGGATCAACATTAGTATTAATAGATACGTGTGATGCTTCTACATACCTTAAACTTTTAAATTTATTTCTTTGTTTTTCTATAAACAAATATCCACCTTTATCTAATAAATAATCTTGTACCCAGGCTTTTCTTAATTGAAAAGCATCTAAAGTATCTCCTGGATCTACATTTAAAAGTTTTACTCTTGAATCATCCTTAACTTCTTCTACTTTTGTTTTTCCTGTTTTCTCATCTTGTATTTCACGATATAACCTAATTGGTATCATTGCTACTGTATTGCATATTCTATCTACTGCACTAGCTACTGCCGGCAATGACATTGCTTTATCTTTGTCTATTGTTTCTCCTCTAAGAATCGCTTTCAGCAACAAATCACTTGCTGACTCTTCAGTTTGTGGCTTTGATGTTTCTTCTTCAGCTCTTCTTCGGAATATATCTCTCAGTTTCATTTTCCACCTCCTTAATTTATTATCTGTACAAAGAAGTCATTATTATCTAGGAATACATCTTGTTGTAGTAGATGTACTGCATTTATTAGCGCTACTACCATATCTACTTTTCCCTGACTTTTTTTCTTAGTTATGTACCTATTCATATTTGTATCGTAGGTACATCTTGCATTTTCGAAGTTGATTTCTAATAATTTATTTTCTTCATATCTGAATTTTCTGTCGATTATCTTTTCATACAATAATTTTGTAGGACTATGTAATGTATCGCTATGTTGTCTTATTTCTATAGTGTTATATTTTTTATCCCACTTTTGCGCTGACGATAGTGCATTGTATCTATCATATCCTATTGCCATTATTGTCACTTTGTATTTTTCTTCTATCTTAAATACAAAATCTTCTATTATTCCATAATCTACTGTTCTATCTCCACAGGCTATACATTTTAAAGTTTTTATAAAATCGTGATAATTTATTTTTTCAAACTTATTCTTTTCTTCTATCCTTCCTTCTGGAATAAATGCAGTTACATCTGCTAATATTTCGTTATCTTCTTCAGACACCATTGCTACAGCACAGTTATCGTTGGTCATGGCTAAGTCCACTCCTATGTATACCTTTCTGCCTGTCCAATCTATTTTGGCTACCCTACAACTCATTACTTCATTAACATCAATATAGCTTTCTGTTCCCATTCCCTGGTATATAATATTGCAATGTTTTGTTAAAAAGTTTTCTCTTACTGACTCTACTGCAATTGCTTTGGCTCTTTTTTTAACCAAGTCTTCCCAGATTTCTGGTATTTCTAAAGCTACAGGATTTGATTGTTTTAAAACTATATCATCGGTAGTCCATTTATTTATATTTTCTTCATCCGGTTCATATAAAAGTGCAAATATGGTTTCATCATTTTCTATTCCATCTAATACTCTTTTTGCATATGACACTTCATCTTCGAAGGGATTTGAAACAGTAGGATATTTAGTTGAGATTATACAACCTAATTTATTTAGAATGTTCAATTGTCCTGATCTCATTGATTCTATTGCATATGGATTTGGTAATGCTCCAACTTCATCTGCTAAGAATACATTTGGTAGTTTTCCATCCATACGACTTGATGAATAATTTAATGGATAATATCTGCTTTCTGTTAAATTGAATTGTATGTAATCTCTTAATATTTTAAATCTCTTGCTTTCTTTGTGTAGATAAATAAGTGGACTTGATTTCAACGTTTCTTCTATTGCAGTTTTAACTTCACGAGATAATGCTCCATCTGGAGCTACAGAATAAAACTTTGAATATTTTGGTTCCAATAAAAAAAGCAAGATAAATATCGTTGCTATTGTATATGTTTTAAAGTTCTTTCTGGCTATCTCAAGTATAGCTGTTTCATATCTTCTTTTACTTTGGTTGCTTCTGTATACAACACATAAAATTGATATGTAGAACACCCATTGGTATCCACATGAGCATTGGTATATTGTTTGTCCTGCCTTTAAACCTTTTGGCATTATTAACAATTTCAGGATTGATTCTATCTGCTTTACTTTTTTTTCATTGATTTTATATTTTTTATTCTTATCATTTGCTATTTCCAGAAAGCTCTCACATTGTTTTTTGACATACTTTGGTGCTTCTGTTTTCCCTGTTACAACATCTGTTGCATATTGGTATGCCTTATTTTTCAAGTGAGCCACCTGCTATTATTTGTAGCAGTGGATCATCCTCTTCCGTAACATCATCTTTTCTTAATGAGATAATTATTTTCATTAGTGTACTTACTGTCTTATTTGCACTGTCTGTAGTTCTGTTATAGTCAGATATCGATGGATGTGAATATACATTTTTTCTTCCCTTAACATATTCTTTTGTAACTAATGCTCCATCTTCTTTTATTGTTTTCTCTAAGTCATTCAGTATTTGCAATTGTACTTGATACCTTTTAAATGTTGTTAAAAAGAAAAAGTTTTGTTCTACTCCATGTTGTTCTGCTATCCTTAGGATTTCCTGCGCCTGTTCATTTAAGGACATTTTATTCATGAGTTATACTCCTAAAATAATCCCCATTCTGCAAACTTTTCAAATCCACCAATTTTATTTATGTATTCTCTGGCTTCTTCTACTATTTCGCTATATGGTTTTCCATCTATTGTTTCATCTCCGATTGCACAACTAAATTGTACAGGCTTATTTAATTCTTGAGCTTTTTTAAATGCATATATATTTACTGACACATCAGCTTTTGACAAATCTTTTCCATGTAATCCACCACCGGTTACACTTTGTGCCATATCAGAACCAAGCTTTCTATTTGTTGCTCCTGTATCTACATTTATTCCTCCTGTCCAATATCCCAATGGATTTACTATTGCATTTGGATAATCCTCGTAGATATCATTTTCTTCTGTATTACTTTGACATATTATTAATCTATCTCCATCTAATATGTATTTTCCATCAAATGGATTCTTAGCATATATGTCTTTTGCATAGCTTGATAATTTTATTTCTTCTTCTGTTAATGGTACACCTTTAAATATTCCATTATCTCCACATCTAACCTTTCCTGATTGATTTTTAGCTAGATGTTCATCTTGTTTTTCTACTACTAAGTCTAATGCTACATCTCCGGCTATTCTTTTTACTGCCTTTTCTACTTCATCTGCTGTGAAGCTTTCTGATGATTCTATAATCACATGACATACTCCATGTCCTATTAAAACTTCTACAGCTACTTTGGGATTATTGTTTTTTCTATATGCTATATCTACTATAGCTCCTGCTATCCTATCTGCTATTTTATCTGGATGAGCTGGATTTACTTTTTCTATCATTCTTCTTCCTCCTCTAATTCTTTTTCTGTTACTACACCTTCTATTATTTTTATTGCTGTTTCTCCTGTTAAGGTTTCCCAACGGTCAATTATGACATCTACATATTTAGGATCTAATTCTATTGTGTAGCAGTTTCTTCCTAAATGTTCACAACTTATTAATGTTGAACCTGAGCCACCAAAAAAGTCGATTACATTTTCTCCCTGTCTACTACTATTCTTAACTAATCGGCTAATTAATTTTATTGGCTTCATAGTTGGATGTACATCATTCTTTTGTGGCTTATCTTCATGTATTACTGTTGTAGGTAATTTGTCGGCTAAGATTTCTTGCACTAATTCTTTCAATTCATCTTTGGTATATTTATCCAAATCTGCTTTATCTTCGAATACTGTAGTTTGTGTTCTATCGTTTATAAAATAATGACCAGCTCCTTCTTTCCAACCATAAAGACATGGTTCATGCTTCCATTGATAATCTTGTCTTCCAAGTACCAATGCATTTTTTACCCATATTAGATTTTGCTTTACCTGTCCTCCGGCATCTCTTAATGCTTTTCTAAAATTATATCCCTCTGTATCTGCATGGAATATATAATATGCTCCACCTTCTTTTAATACTCTTAGCATTTGCTCATAAAAAGCATTCAAGAATAAGTAGAATGATTCATCATCCATATTGTCATTAAGGATTTTATTCCCATTTTCTCTTTCTTTTCCATATCCGGTTTCATTTATTGAGCCATAGTTAACATTGTATGGTGGATCTGTTACACATAAATCCATTACTGCTCCATCTACTAACTTATCAATATCTTCCTGGCTTGTACTATCTCCACACATTAATCTGTGTCTTCCTAACTGATAAACATCTCCTGGTTTAGCTTTAGGTATTTCTGGTAATGATGCTTCTACATCATAATCATCTTCCTGGAATTCTATATCTTCCTGTGTAAAATCAAAATCATTGATATCAAATCCTGCTAATGAAACATCAAAATCTAATTTGTCGAGTGC